GCGCCAAATGGCAGGCCAATACGGTGGATTATGTCTGGTTCGACGAGGAGCCGCCCGAAGACGTCTATTTCGAGGGGATCACCCGCACCAATGCGACGCGCGGCGCGATCGCGGTCACCTTTACGCCACTCAGGGGCCTGAGCGCGGTCGTGGCCAGGTATCTCATGGAAAAATCGCCGGACCGCGCGGTCATCACCATGACGATCGAGGATGCTGAGCACTATACGCCGCAGGAGCGCCAAAGGGTGATCGACAGCTACCCCGCCCATGAGCGCGAGGCGCGCACCAGGGGCGTGCCGGCGCTCGGATCCGGCAGGATCTTTCCTGTGACAGAGGAGAGCATTCGTATCGATCCCTTTGAAATCCCGAAGCATTGGGTGCAGATCGGCGGGCTCGACTTCGGCTGGGACCATCCTTTCGCGGCGGCGGGCTGCGCCTGGGACCGGGACGCGGACGTATTCCATGTCACGAAGATCTATCGCGAGCGGGAGGCGACGCCGATCATCCATGCGGCGGCACTGAAACCCTGGGGCGCGGCGATGCCCTGGGCTTGGCCGCATGACGGATTGCAGCACGACAAGGGCAGCGGCGAGCAACTGGCGGCGCAATACCGCGCGCACGGACTGGCCCTTCTACCGGAGCGCGCGACCTTCGACGACGGCACCAACGGCGTGGAAGCGGGGCTCTCCGACATGCTGCAGCGGATGCAGACCGGGCGCTGGAAGGTGTTTTCCACCTGCACGGAATGGTTTGAGGAGTTCCGCCTCTATCACCGCAAGGACGGCAGGATCGTCAAGGAACGCGACGATCTGATCTCCGCCTCGCGCTACGCGCTGATGATGAAGCGCCACGCGCGGGCGAACCACGTCAACGGAAGCTGGAATTTCACCGCGCGAAAGGTTCTCTGATGGCCGCAATGACCGATGACGCCTGTCCGCCCTCGATGCCGGGAAGGCGCGGCTGACGGCAGAAAACGAGCGGTGGAAAGCTCGAGATCAGACGCGAGTTGAACCTGAAACGACAACAGAACGCCGCGGAGCTGATGGGCGGCGAGCCGCTGGCGGCGGCACTTATCGGAGGGATGCCGGGGTGAGGCGTATAAACGACTTCGAGGATTTTTATGAAGCGCCGATGGGCTTGGGCGGTGCCCTGGAACTGCGCGATTTCAGCGAGGCGGCGAACAGCCGTCTGCCGAGCTGGGGCCGAAGGGCGGTCCGCGAGGACCGGCGCAGCGAGTTCGTCCAGGCCCGGCCGCCGGGAAGGCGTGGCCTTCCGGCAAGAACGCCCACGCAGGAGCTGATTGCGGACCAAATAGGAATCCTCATGCGGCAGATAAAGCGCCTCAATCCAAACGAGGCGTTTCTGGAACCTCCCGGCGGTTCCTATTCCGTCCAGGCGAGAGACAATCTGCAGCGGCGGCTGGACGAGCTTCAAAGAGCTCTGATCGTCGACCCCCGCACGTGGTCTCCCATCCAGCGCCACATTGCCGATCCGAGAGGCAACATCGCCTTCGAGCCGTTGGGAGGAAGCACGGTGTCTGGGCAAAATCCGGTCGACACGCACACGCTCTATCCAAACGGATCGAACTATCACAGAATGAATCCGCAGAGACACGGTTCTGGAAAACCGCCCCACGCGCATGGGCATCTGATGGGTACGGGGCCGAACACCAAGGGACAAGGCCCTTCGCTCGATATTCGTGGGAATATAGTGCCCTGGAACAGCCCTGATGCACACTGGCCGATGAGGAAATGAAATGAACGTCGACGTTTTCTTGAGATCGATCCATCTGGACGACCGCGCCTGCAAGGCCATCGTGCTTGACGGATGGAAGGATGAGGTCAAGATCCAGATGAACGCGGTATCTCGCATTCGGTCGGGCACGTGGAACTACAGTGAAGATATCCTTGATGGGTTCCTCGTTTTCGAAGGGGTCGATCACGTTTCCTTCGACCCTCCCGGTAGAATTCCGAACGACGAAATCGGCGCAATCGAGTTTCTGGGCTATGATAGCGACCGTTTCACGGTCGTTGTCGATATCGGCTCCGGATATGAGCTCGGAAACTACGTAAACGTGAAAACGACCATCCGGGCGAAGGCCGTGGCGATAGAGAAGCCAGGCGAAGAGGACGCGCGGATTCGGGAATAGCAGAGGCGAACCTTCGCCACAGGGTGCCGAGGGACCTTGTCCCTGAAATCGAAGAGCGCGGCGAAGGCATGCATCACCCCGGCCGCTATTCTCGGCTTTGGCCGGGGTCTTTTCACGAGCCACCCAAAATCAAATGCCTCCGCATCATCCGGTGCTTGCCGGTGTGGCCGATGCACGCTGGAATTTCACCGCCAGAAAGGTTCTCCGATGGCCGCAATGACCGATGAACGCCTGTCCGCACTCGTCAGCCGGCTGGTGAAGGACTGCGAGGATTCCTATCTCGACCAGGAGGCGACCGATCGTACCGGGATTTCCGACGCTTCGAGCGGCATGGCGCCGGATGCACTGCAGAACATGACGGCGCGGGCGACGGCGCTCATCGAGCAGGCGGGCATCGGCCAGACGGAGCTGATGGTGCGCACCTTCGCGCAAGGGCTGAAGCGGGTATTCCAGGGGCTGCTCCGTCTCGTCGTCAAGCATCAGGACAGGCCGCGTATGGTGCGGCTGCGCGGGCAATGGGTGACCTTCGACCCGCGCCAGTGGAACGCCGGGATGGACGCGACGGTCAATACCGGGCTCGGCGCCGGCACGCGCGAACGCGACATGATGATGATCCAGATGATCCTGCAGCTGCAGGAAAAGCTCTTGATGACGCTGGGACCGGACAACCCCTATGTCTCGCCGGACAATCTCTATAACGGCATCGCCAAATCGGCGGAGGCCGCAGGGTTGAAATCGCCCGACCTCTACTTCACCAAGCCGGCGCCGGAGGAGATCCAGCGGCGAATGCAGGCGGCCGCCGCCAAGCCTGATCCCGAGATGCAGAAACTGCAGATGCAGGCGCAGGCCGAGGCCGCGAAGGCGCAGCTGACGGCGGAAAACGAGCGGCGGAAGCTGGAGATCGAACGCGAGCTGAAGCTGATCGAAATCCAGCAGAAGGGCGCGCTGACGCGCTACCAGATCGACGCCGAACTGAACCTGAAGCGACAACAGAACGCCGCGCAACTGTTGGACGGCGAGCCGCTGACGGCGGCACATATCGGAGGGATGCCGGGGTGAGAAAGCAGATCCGTGGATTGCAGAATGTTTATGACGAAGTTCCGAAGACGACATCCGCATTGGAATTGCGCGACTTCAGCGAGGCTGCGAACAGTTTCTCGCCGAACGTGGCGAGCCCGCGCCCACTCGAAAACGGCAAGGGTACGGAGGTGGCCGCGACGTATGTGGTGTCCAACACGAACCCGACCGGTTGGCCCCTTCAGGCCGTCCTTGGCAATAACATGCATAGCGGCGTGTTCATCATTCCCGACGATGGCGACCCGGAGGGCAGGTTCCTCTATAATCCGGCTGGTAGTTACATGAACCGGCAGATGGGTAGTGGCCGAACGCTTTATGGGTCAGAGGTATCCGCCGAGGATTATGTGCGATACCAATTGCGAGACGGGCCAAATGTGACCGTGCGCAGATATGCAACGACTCCGGAAGAAGAGGAGGAAATAAGAAAGAGGGCCTTTGATCTTGGCGGCGCGCCGGCAGCGAACTGGATTGATCCCGGATGCACAACCGGGGTGAGCGAGGCGATCAGGGGTATAGGGCCGTTCCGCCATGTGGAACAAACCATGTGGCCGACCGAGCTGGACAGTCAGCTCAAAGGTCTGCGCAAACATGTGGGTGAAGCTGGTGATCTCGAAAGCTTACGAAGGTTGCTCACCAAGTAGATAAAAGTTGCGCGATGTGCCGTGGGGTCGATCAGGGACTGGAAGCAAGGGCAGCAGGTTTCTCAAGTTCTGGTTCGTTATGATGGCGCCTGCCGGGAATGCACGCAGTACGAGCATAAATGCGCCGCAATTCTGCTGAACGAACGGTTAGCATCGGCTTGGATTTTTTGACAACGAGCTCTTCGAGGCCATTGATGCGGTACGCGGTTCTAAATGCGGTTCGTGTGATCCTCGGTTACGCCGCCATGCTTGTATTTTCAGCATGGGCCTATCAACGCCACTTTACCTTTAGCCTGGGAGCATTGTTTTCGCTCCTCTACGTGTTCGCTTTCGTCCCCCTTCCCAGGGTGTGTCTGTGGAGGCGCATCCTCTACATCACGGCGGCGGCGGTGCCAATGATGATCGTTCCGATAGTACATTCCCTGATTTCCTACAGAATTGATAGTCTCGGAGTTCTCTGGGAAGGAGTAGAAATTGTTTTCCTTGTCGGATTGTTCGGTCCCCAGTACGCCGTGTTTCTTCTGAGCTACGTCGTGCTCGAGTTCCTGATCATCAGAAGATTTGTCTCGAAACGGACCGCAATCGCGTAGCCCTGCCCAAGCTGCGAGGTTGCCGGTGATGATCAGTACGTTGTCTGGAGTCAGACGACCGCTACGTCCGCGTCATGCTTAGATAGGCAAGGAGGCAGAGCAGCCAGAAGACGGCGCTTGCCAGCATGCTCATCGTGGAGTTGAGCAGCAGACGACCGGAGGGAAGACGCTTGAAACCCAGCCAGTTGAAGCCGTTGATGTCGGCACAGATTCCCTCGATGACGCTTCAAGCCTCGACTTCTCCGAGTCGGGAGGGACCAACGAAGAGGAAGAGCGCGATCGGCAATGGACGAGCGAGACGGGTGAGACCAACGAAGATGGTCAAGAGACCGACGAACCCGCAGACCAGGGCGACGAGACAAACGGATCCGAGAAAGAGGGCGAGGAGTCCAACGAGACCCCGGACACCATCATTACGCTGAAAGGTGGCGAGCAGATTCCGCTCGAGGAACTGAAGCTCGGATACATGCGGGAACGCGACTACCGCCACAAGACGCAGGAACTCGGCAACAAGGGCCGAAATCTCAAGTCCATGACGACCCGCGTCGCCGATACGGCGAACGCCATCGCACAATTCCTGGTCGAACAGCTTCCGGAAGAACCGACGCAGGCCCTGGCTATCCAGAACCCGGCGGAATACGTGCGGAAGAAGGCGATTTACGACGCTGCCCTGACGCATGTGCACCAGCTCGCCGGCATGGGACAGGAGCCGCGCAAGGTCGCCGACGAACTCAGCCGGGCCGCGAACGAGGAAGCTCTCGCGGCCGAGAATTCAAAGCTGCTCGAAGCCTTTCCGCATCTCGCGAAGGACGAGGCTCGCCAGAAGTTCTTTGCCGACGCTTTCGCGGCCGGCGAGGACTTCGGCTTCTCCGCCGAGGAGATGCGGACGGTCACCGATCACCGCTATTTCAAGGTCATGCACTACGCCATGCTCGGCCTCCAGGCCGAACATGCGAAGAACAGGGCGTTGATGAAGGTGGCGAACGCTCCGCCGGCAACGGCCCGAGCCAGGCCGAACGGACCGGTGAACCCGCAAGCACGGAAAAACCGGGAAGCGATGAAGAGGTTGTCGAAAACCGGGTCGATCAAAGACGCGATGGCGATCGACTTCGAATAACCATCCTCAAATATTTTCCGCGTTTGCGGGCCGAAAACGTCCTTGCAAACGCATATCGAAGGACTGAAACCATGGCAGCTCTCGCCAATACCTTCCTGACCACGGATGCTGTCGGCAACCGTGAAGAACTCTCCGACGTGGTGTCGCGCATCACTCCGGAAGACACCCCGATCTACTCGCTCATCGAAAAGGGCAAGTGCGTTTCGATCCATCCCGAATGGGAGACGGACGAGCTTGCCGCTCCGGCGGCGAACATCAAGAGCGAAGGCGACGAATATTCTTTCGGTGCCATCGCACCGCCCGAGCGCATGGGCAACTATACCCAGATCATGCGCAAGGACTGGATCATCTCCGGCACGCAGGAAGTCGTTTCCGAGGCCGGCAACGTGCAGAAGCGGAAGTACCAGAAGCTCAAGAAGGGCGTCGAGATCCGCAAGGATGTCGAATATGCGATCGTCGACACAAACGCTTCGGTCGCCGGCGCGACCCGCGAATTCGGCTCGCTCAACACCTGGACCGAGACCAATGTGTCGCGCGGGGCCGGCGGCGCAAACGGCGGCTTCGACAAGGCTACCGGCCTGACGGTCGCCCCGACCGACGGCACGCAACGCGCTTTCAGCAAGGCGATACTGGATGACGTGATGCAGCAGGGCTACCAGAGCGGCGCCAATTTCCGGCACGTCTGCGTATCACCCTACGTCAAGAGCGTGTTCGTCACCTTCATGTCGGACGCAAACGTGGCACCGTTCCGCTATGCCGTTTCCAAGGGCGGCGAGCGCAACACCATCATTGCCACGGCCGATTATTACGAAGGCCCGTTCGGCACCGTCATGATCCATCCGAACCGCGTGCAGGCCGCCAATGCGACGACGGCGCGCAACGCCTTCTTCCTCGACACCGACATGCTGGAATTCCTCTGGCTGCGGCAGATCCAGGAAGACAAGGACGTTGCCAGGACCGGCGACGCCGACAAAGGCGTGATCATCGGCGAAGGCACGCTGAAGGTGAAGAACGAAAAGGGCCTCGGCGTCGCTGCCGATCTTTTCGGCTTGAGCGAGGCAAGCTGAGGACAGGGCGGCCTCTTACGATAGCGTTTCGGTGCTTCAGCAGAAGCACTGAAACGCACTTTCGTACGGAAAACCTCTACGCACATTCCTGGGGATGTCCCTTCTAGTCTAGTGCCCGTCCATAAACGCCTGTTTTTCGGCGGTTTTGAAAGGTTGTTTGCCGGCTGACACCGTTTCTTGGGACGCGTGATGGCACAAGGCGGCGCAGGTTATGGCCCGAAGAGCGATCTGGCGGCAATAGGTCATAGGGTATCGGCCGACGCTCGCCGGGCTTGCTCTGAACGCCACTGGATCAGGAGCGTCAGGTCGGCCTGAGGCGGGCGAAGAGGGCGAGATTGTAAGCGACCACCGACGACCAGACATAAGCCTTGAAGTGGTCGAGCCCACGCCAGGTGCAGCGCCCCAAGCCATAAGCGCGTTTCAGGCAAGATATGCCGGCCTCGATGCCGGCGCGGAAGTTGCGCAGCTTGCGATAGACCCACCGGCTGCTGACCATGTCTTCGATGCTGAGGCCGCGCTTCTTGTGGAAGGCCATGTCGCGGATGCCGCGGGCTTTGG